TCGTCATGGGTGTGGCGTTGGAGTGGTTCGGGGAGGAGGACCGGCGAAGCATTGCTGAGGGACTCCTCGACGAAGTGGAGGTGCGCAACGGCAAGGTCTGGGCCGCCTGCCCGTTCCATGCCGAGCAGTCGGCGGGTGGAGCGTTCTTCTACGATCCGGCCAAGGACCATGCCTTTTGCTTCTCCTGCCGCTCTTCCGAAGACCTGGTCGGCGTCTTCTGCGCCGTCTCCGGCTTCCCGCCAAATTCGGTCGACGGGTTTCGGGCGTTTCGCGAGCGTTTTGCTCCTGGCCGGCCGGTCAGCCGCGAGGTGCGGCCGGCCGAGCGTGCCGGGCCCCGCCAGCCGGCCCGCTGGACGGCCGAGGCCAAGGACCTGCCCCCGGTCCTCTGGTCCGAGAAGGCCGAGGAGTTCGTCCGCAAAAGCGCCGACCGCCTGGCCGGACTGCCGGAGGTCCTGGACCGTCTGGCCGCGTGGGGGATCGACGCGGACACGGCCGCCAAGTGCCGGATCGGCTGGTGCGACCGGGACCGGTACCGCAAACGGACCGACTGGGGCCTTCCCGTCGAGCTCAAGCCGGACGGCACGCCGAAAAAGCTGTGGCTCCCCGAAGGGCTGGTCCTGCCTTTTTACGCCGAGGGCAGGGTGGCCCGGATCAAGATCCGGCGCGAGCATCCCGAGCGCGGCCCGGAAAAGGTCAGGAAGATAAAGTATTACAAGGTTCCTGGCGGCTGCGAACGGATGTTTGTCTACGGCCGTCCGTCATGCCGGGTGTGGGCGGTGGTCGAGGCCGAGCGGGACGCGGCCATGCTCTGGGGCCGGGTCCGCGACCTCGGCGTCGGCGCCGTGGCCACAGGCTCGGCCTCCTCGCGGCCGGATGCCGCCACCCACGCCATCCTGGCCCGGGCAGACATGCTGCTCGTCGCCTTCGACAACGATGGGCCCGAAGGGGCCGGGGCGGTCCAGTCCCGGTGGTGGCTCGACCATTTCCCGTTTGCCGTCCGCTGGCCTGTCCCGCCGGCCGCCGGCAAAGACCCTGGTGACGCCATCGGCCCGGGCCTGGACGTCCGGGCCTGGGTCCTGGCCGGGCTGCCCCAGCATGTCCAGATGGGGCTCACCACGGCCGCCCGCCGTCGGACTCGTCCGGTGGCGGGCCCGGCTCTGCCCGAAGGGCCGGCCGACGCCCGCAACGCTGCGGCCGTTGCCCCGGGCCCTCCCGTCCAGGTCCTTGCGCCCGAGGAGTCCGGCCCGCTCCCTGTCGCCCTTGGCGAGCCGTTTCCCGAGGACATCCCGGGGCTTGACTTCCGCGACGAGGAACTGGCCGACCTCTGGAACCTGCTGCCTGCCGACTATCCGGGCAAGCGCGCCTACTTTCGCCTTTTAGGCCTGCTTTTTTCTTACCCGGCGAGGGGGGTGCGCGTCCGAAAGAGGGGTGCGGGGACGGAAATGGACGGGTTGGCACTGCGTATAGATGAGTCGTGGCGGCGGGCCAACCCGGACGTGGGGCGGGAAATCTCGCGCCTATTCTGGGGGGAAGCCAATGCACTTTGGCTTGACTGGAACTGGCGGACGGCCCCGGTGGAGTGGGAAGAGGAAGAGGTGAAGGAATGCGCCTGCGGCGCGACGACAGACAAGGGCAAGGAGTAGGCGGCAATGATACAATCACCCATTGAACTCGTGGAGATCAACCACGCCCACCTCTATTGCGGCCTGGGCGGCGGGGCCAAGGGGTTCAATCGCGGCAAAGCCTCGGTAGGCTCCATGCGCGCCCGGTTCCGCTGCCTCGGCGGCATCGATGTCAGCCCGGCAGCCATTCGGGATTTCGAGCGGCTGTCCGGGGTCCCGGGCACTGTCCTGGACCTCATGGACCGGGAGCAATATTTCGCATTCCATGGCCAGGAGCCCCCGGCCGGCTGGCGCGAGGCCATGCCCGAAGACATCCGTCGGGCCTTTCGCCACAAGCACCCCCACATCCTTTTCCTCTCGGCTCCCTGCAAAGGGTTTTCCGGCCTGCTCTCCGAGTCGAGATCCCAGTCCGGCCGGTATCAGGCTCTCAACCGCCTGACGCTACGCGGCATCTGGCTGGCCCTGGAAGCCTACCGGGATGACCCGTTCGAGCTGCTCCTGTTCGAAAACGTCCCCCGCATCGCCACTCGCGGCCGCCACCTGCTCGACCAGATAGGCGCGCTCCTGCGGCACTACGGCTACGCCGTGGCCGAAACCACGCACGACTGCGGGGAGCTCGGCGGCCTGGCGCAGTCCCGCAAGCGGTTTTTGCTGGTCGCCCGACACCGCGAAAAGGTCCCGCCTTTCCTGTACCAACCGCAGAAGCGTCCGCTGCGGGCCGTGGGCGACGTCCTGGGCCGGATGCCGCTTCCCGGGGCGGCCGTGGCCGGGCCCATGCACCGGATGCCGGCGTTGCAGTGGCGCACGTGGGTCCGGCTGGCGTTTGTCGAGGCGGGGTCCGACTGGCGCAGCCTTTCCAAGCTGCGTGTCGAGGACGGGATTTTGGCGGATTACGGGATTGTCCCGGATCGGGAGTGGCGCAGCAGCCCCTTGGGGGTCCTTCCTTGGGACCAGCCTTCCGGCACAGTCACGGGGCGCAATTCCAGCACCAACGGCCGGTTTTCGGTGGCGGACCCTCGCGTGAGTGGTGTTCGCCACAACAATGTGTTCCGCGTGGCCCGCTTCCACGAGACGTCTCCGACCGTGACCGGTGGTGGTGGGCCATCGGCTGGCGGCCTGGCCGTGGCCGATCCTCGTTGCGCCCTGGGCCACGAGTACGGCCAATACGGAGTCCTGTCCTGGTCCGAGTCCATGGGAGCCGTGTCCGGACAAAGCGCGCCGGGCGGGGGACGCTATGCCGTCGCCGATCCGCGCCAGCAGGGGCCAGTCTACGGCAAGTACGCCGTGGTGGCCTACGACGCTCCGGCCGGGACGGTCATCGGCGGCAGCACCACGGGCCAGGGAGCCTATGCGGTCGCAGATCCGCGTGCCCACAATTATGGAGTCCTGCCCTGGAGCTCTCCCTCGGGGGCCGTGGTGGCCAGGGCCCGTTGCGACAACGGCCGGTTTTCCATCGCGGACCCGCGTACCCCCTGGAATACCGCCGGCAAGGACACCTACCGCACCCAAGCCAATTTCGGTGTGCTCCCCTGGAACGGTCCGGCAGGGGCAGTCACCGGCCATGGCCAGCACGACAACGGTGCATGGTCCGTGGCCGACCCCAGGGGTGGACGAATCTGCGGCTTGGTTTCGCCGAGTAGGCCACCTCATTTTGATCCATCCGAAGATACTGACGATTCATCTGAATCGTCCTGGGATAAATTGCCGGCCCCGGCCGACCGCCTGGTCGCCGTGATCCGCGCCATCGACGGCACATGGCATCGCCCATTTACCACCTTGGAGCTGGCCGCCCTGCAGGGTCTGGTCGATCCCGAGGAACACCTCGAGTTGGATGGCCTGTCGGATCAGGCTTGGCGGGAGCGCATCGGCAACGCCGTGCCGCCGCCGGCGGCCGCGGCCATCGCCGGGGTCATGGGGACCACGCTTTTGCTGGCTTGGAGCGGAGAGACGTTTTCGATGTCGAGCACGCCCGTGTGGGTGGCCCCGGTAGCGGCGGCGCTGGCCGTGGAAACAATGGAGGTGGCCTCTTGAGCCGCCCTCTCGTCGTCTCCCTTTCCGGCGGCAAGGACTCTACCGCCATGCTGCTGATGCTTCTGGAGCGTGGGGAGCTGGTGCATTCGGCGGTGTTTTTCGACACCGGGTGGGAGTTTCCGCAGATGCACGACCATATTGAGGTTCTCCGCAAAATGGTCGCCCCGGTGCCGGTGGTGACGCTCAAGCCAAAGAGTCCATTCCTTTTTCTCATGATGGACCAGCCTATCATGAGAAAAAGGAAAACAAAGTCTCGCCCCAGGACGCAGGGTTGGGGCTGGCCAAGCATGAAGCGCCGCTGGTGCACCAACGAAAAGAACCGGGCTATCGCAAAATACGTCAGGACAATTCCTGGGGCTGTGACTGCAATTGGATTTGCGGCTGACGAAGCCCATCGGATCGAAACAAAGGACATGCGCAAACGTTTCCGTGCCAGGAAAGTTTCGTTTCCACTCATCGAATGGAGTGTCACCGAGGCTGACGCCCTGGCCTACTGCCATGCTCGCGGTATGGATTGGGGGGGGCTCTATCGCCACTTCCATCGCGTCTCCTGCTTTTGCTGCCCGAACAGCAGCATCGGGGAGCTTCAACGTCTGCGTTGGTATTATCCCGATCTTTGGGCGCTCATGCTCAAATGGGACGGAGATCTGGCCGACAACAGAGGATTCAAGGGCTACGCCACCGTCCACGACCTAGACGCCCGCTTCGCCGAGGAGGACCGCAAGGGATGGCTCCCCGGTGTGCCGGGCAACCCGCTGGAGGCCGCATGACCTACCGCGACGCCTCCCTCACCGAACGCCGGGCCATCATGCGCGAGCAGCTCCGGGCTGTGTCGGCCCTGGTCAAGGACGAGACATTCATCTGTGCCGAGTGCGGCCGGAAGATACGCATCTTCTACGCCTACCGCTGCCGCTGGTGCGGCTTCTATTTCTGCCCGAGCTGCGCGTCCGATCATTTCGGACCGGATGTGTCGTTGTGGAGGCTGCCGTGAATCTTCTGGCTATGTCCCCGACCCGACCGGTCATGCGCTACCACGGCGGCAAATGGAAGCTGGCTCCGTGGATCATCGAGCACTTTCCTGCGCATGGAGTCTATGTGGATCCGTTCGGCGGGGCAGGGTCTGTGTTGCTGCGCAAGCCTCGATCCTCGGGCGAGGTCTACAACGACTTGGCCGGCGAGGTGGTCAATGTGTTCAGGGTGCTTCGCGATCCGGCGTCGTCGGCCAAATTGGCGGAACTCCTGGTATTGACGCCTTACGCTCGGGATGAGTTCCAGGCCAGCTACGAACCGTCGCCCGATCCGGTGGAGCAGGCCCGGCGGACCCTTGTCCGGGCCGCCATGGGCATAGGAACCAACGCCGTGGGCCGGCGCAGTCGCAACGGGTTTCGCGCCAAGCGGGCCGGGGGCATCCTGCCGGCGTCCGAGTTTGCCAATTGGCCGCCTTACGTTCCGGCCTTCACCGCCAGACTGCGCGGAGTGGTGATCGAGAGCCGGCCGGCCCTGGATGTGATCCACCAGTATGACGCTCCGGACGTGCTCCATTATTGCGATCCTCCCTACCTGGCCTCGCTCCGCACTGGTGGCAGGGCCCGGTCCTATGCCCATGAAATGACCGACGCCGACCATTGCGAACTGGCGGCCGCTCTTCATGGCGTGCGAGGCATGGCCATCGTCTCGGGCTATGCCTCCTCGCTCTACGCCGACCTCTACGAGGCGGCCGGCTGGCGACGGGTGGACCGGCCGGTCTACGCCGACCAGGCGGCCCGGCGAGTGGAATCGCTGTGGATATCCCCGCGCGCGGACGCGGCTTGTCGTGGAAGACTGCTGTGAAAAGTCTAGGCTCTCAACCCCGCAACTCAGGAGGAAATGGCATCATGACCCCCGACACCGCCGCCCTCGACACCCTGTCCCGGGACCTCTTCGGCGACGCGGCCGCTTTTCGCGTGGTCGACCCGGCGCAAATCCGGCTACGCAAGGAGAACGCCCGCTTTTTCAAGAAGGAGGTCTTCCAGCAACTCGTCGCCAACATCAAGGCCGACGGCCGGCTCTCCTCGGTTCCGCTCTGCTACGAGCCCGAGCCCGGCGTCCTGGAGGTCCTGTCCGGCAACCACCGGGTCAAGGCGGCCGTGGCCGCCGGCCTGCCGCGCGTCCTGGTCATGGTCCTTTTGGGCGAACTGACGGAATCGCGCCTGACTTCGATCCAGCTTTCCCACAACGCCCTCGTGGGCCTCGACGATCCGCAGATCCTGGCCTCGCTCTGGGACAAGGTCCGGGACATCCAGGACCGCCTCTACGCCGGCCTGTCCAGCGACGCCATGCAGGAGATCGAAAAGGTCAAGCTGGTCACCTTTTCCACCCCGTCGCTGGCCACCCGCACCATGACCTTCGCCTTTGTGGACACCGACGCGGACCGGATCGCCGAGGTCATGGAAACCCTGGCCGCCTTCCCGAAATCCGCCACGGTCTTCGCCGCGCCCATGGAGCTCTTCGACGGATTTTTCGCCCGGCTCCAGGAGGCCAAGGTCAAGGCCGAGGTCAAAAACGCGGGCTTGGCCGTGTCCCGGCTCATCGAATACGCGGCCCTCGGCATGGAGGCCTCCTCATGAGCTTCCTCGGCGCGGTTCCGGCCCCCGTCCGGCAGGTTCTCGCCGGCTATGCCCGGGCCATCCCCGGCCCGGTCCGCATCATCGGCGCCGGCAACTTCACCCTGGCGGCCGCCCTACGGGCTGGCGGCTACGTCGGCGACATCGTGGCCTGTGACGTGTCCCTCTATTCCTGCGCCCTCGGGGCCTTCCTGTCCGGCGGCTCCCTCGCGGCCAGGGAGCGGGAGGACTGCCCCGACTCCCTGCGCGGCCTCCTGCGGGCAGAAACGCCGCTCGACCTGGCCGCCTCGGTCGCGCTGCTCCTGGACCTGCGGCAGGTCTGGAAAGCCCGCAACCCATACCAGCTCGCGGTCCTGGCCCATTACCGCCAGCGGTGGGAATCGCTCCTGGAAACCACGCGCAACAAGCTCCGGGCCTTCCGCGAACAGACCGGCCGGCTGTCCTTCCTGGCCATGGACGGGTTCGAGGTCCTGGACGCGTCGCCCCAGTCCTCCACGATCTTGGCCTTCCCGCCCACCTACAAGCGCGGGTACGAAAACCTGGAAAAGCTCCTCACCGCCGCCGTGGACTGGGACCGGCCCGTCTACAGGGAAATGACGGACCAAAGCCTGGACCTCTACCGGCGCATCGCCGGCTTCGACGGCTGGTTCGTGGTCCTGGAAAAGGACCTGCCCGAGGTCCGGTCCATCCTCGGCCAGCCCGTGGCCGTGCTGCCGCGCGGCAGGGGCAAGACCACCACCGTCCTGGCCCGGCAGGCCCCGCGCAAGGTGGTCCTCCGCCACGCCATCAAGTCCGCGAACATCGGCCCGGTCTGGTCCGCCGCGCGTCTTGTCTCGGAAGGGCGGACCCTGTCCCTGGGCCTGCTCTCGTCCCGGCAGACCATCCGCTTCAACGAGCTCTTTTTGTCGAGCCGCATCGACTACTTCGAGGGCGGCGTAGCCCTGTCCCTGGCCTTTCTCCTCGACGGCCAGGCTATCGGCAAGGCCGACTTCTGCCGGTCGAGCCAGCAGTGGAAGCTGCCCGGCCCGGGCGCCATGGTCTACCTCATGTCCGACTTGGCGGTCCCGAGCCTGGAGCCGCGCTTGGCCAAGCTTGTCCTGCTCGCGCTCCTTTCGCGGGAGGTCCGGGAGCTGGTGAACCGCCGGCTGCTCGACGACTTCCGGTGGGTCGGCACCACAGCCTTCGCCCAAAAGCCGGTTTCCATGAAGTACCGCGGCGTCTTCAAGCTCCACTCCCGAAAAGACCGGAAGGAGGGCGGCTTCGCCCTCAATTATTTGGCCCCGTTTTGCGAAGACGGCCTCATGGAAGCCCTGCGGAACTGGCGAAAAAAATACGCCAACCACCCGCGATAATTCCATTTTTTTGTGTACAACCGGCGGTAAAAAGGTAGTCTTTACGCATGGTTACCAACAATTCCACCTCTCAAAAAGGAGCGAGCGCCATGTTTGAAGCTGCCGAAATCATCAGCACCTACACCAGGGCCGAAGCAATCGAGGACGGCGTCCTTGTGGACATGATGCAAGGTGAGCTTGGGGAGGCGGTCCGGGAAGCCGGGTTTCGTTTTCCCATTGCCATGACCGAAGCGGCCTTTTCCAAATGCGTTGCCCTGACCCCGGCGGCGGAGCGTGCCGGCAACGACATCAACGGCCGTTGGTGGGACGTTCTTTGGATGCTGCGGCAGGCCATTGTGCGGCAAGGGCCCGGCGGGTGGACGCTACGCTTCGAGGTCCGATGCGTGGTGGAAAGCGTCCGGCCGTCCAGGGTGCAGCTCAAATCGGTCATGGGTCCCGGCGACCAGGGCGAACCGGTCATCACTATCATGCTGCCCGAGGAGGACTAGCCATGGAAGTGGACATTCCCAAGGACCTGGTTGCCGACTGCGCGGCCGTGGCCAAGGAGTGGGGGATTCTGGATATGGCCGGTCTGGAAAGCCGCCTGGGAGAAGTCCTCCGGGAAGCCGTCAACCGCCGGGCCAGGTTCGTCCAGGAAGTCACTGACCGCACGCCCAAGGGAAAGCTGATCCTTGAGGTTGCCGCACGGTCAGTCTGGCTGGATTGCAAGCGTCGAGAGGCGCTTGATTTCGGAGAGTCCTGGGAAATGTAAAAAGGGGCCTCTTGCGAGGCCCCCGGACCGGAGGGGCTGGCCCGCCGGGCGTGGAAACCCAAGGCTAGCCCCTCTGCAAACCAAACGCAAGGGAGAGAGAAACTATGTTCATGACGTCCTACTTCGCCAGCAAGGCCCCGAAAGAGCGCAAGGTCTGCATCGCCAAGGGCCGGCCCCGCTTCTTCGCCGGCCCTTCCTTCAAGGACTTCGCGCCCCTCAACCCCCACGACCTGAACGACTGGCGAAACCGCTACCGCCGCGAGCTCGAAGCCCGCTATCCGGACGCCGCGTCCCTCCGGGCGGCCCTGGACGCCATCGCGGCCAAAACGCCGGACCCGATCCTCTGTTGCTACGAAAAGGACGCCGGAGAGTGCCACCGCACCGTCCTGGCCCAGTTCATCGCCCAGCGTCTCGGCATCGTCGTGCCCGAGTGGACCCCCCAAGCCTAGGAGAAGCCCCGAGTGGACAACGCGGAACTGGTCGCCGTCCTGTCGCAGACGGAACAAAACTCCCTGGCGCTGCTCCTGCAGGCGGTCAACTCCTGCCAGCAGGATATGATAAACGGCGTCCCCGGTGCCGGGGCGCGCCTCATCAAGGCCCAGGAGCATCTGGAGAAGTTCAAGCGTCTGCAGGCGGCTGGTTCCGCGTCTTCCGAAGCCTCCTCCGAATCCCTGGGCAAGCTGCCGGCCGTGCTCGCCTACCTCAAGGCGCAAGGCTGGAAGCTCGAAAAGTCCACCCTGTACAACGCCAAGCGCCGGGGACAGCTCAAGGTCCAGCCCGACGGCACGGTCACCAAGGCCGACGCCGACGCCTATGCCGCGGCCTCCCTCAAGCCGGCCGACGCCGCTCCGGACCGTGAGGACGGCGAGGTCCTGCGCATGAAGCGCGACCTGGTCCAGGCCGAGCTGGAACTCAAGCAGCAGGCTACCGAGCGCAGCCGCATGCGCCTGGAAAAGGAGCGGGGCGCGCTCATCCCGCGCGACGACGTGGACGCCCTCCTGGTCGCGGCCGTGTCCGCCCTGCGGTCGTCCATGCGCCAGTGGATCTACGTCAAGATGGGGGAGTTCGTGGAGCTCGTGTCCGGCGACCCTCGCCGAGTGGAGGAGGGCATCCATTTCTTCCTGGCCGAGAGCAATGGCTTTTTCAACGGCTTCTCCCGGGCCAGGACCTTCGACGTGGTGGACGACGAAGACGAACTTGAAACCGAAGCCGACCCAGGAGCGCCCGCCGCGTGAATACCGCCCAATGGCTTGTCCCCCCGCCGCCTTCCGCCGGCGTCGAGCTCGTCGAGGTCGACCGGGCCTTTGTCCGCGCCCTGGGCATGGCCGTCCCCGAACCGGACGCGGACCGGAACAGCTGGTTCTTGCGCTTTTCCTTTTCCCCGACCGTGCGCGCCGCCTTCCGGGCCCCGGTCGGCGTCAGGCCCTCCCGGTGGGCGGAGAAGTATTTCATCGTCACCGAGGGCAGCCGGCCCGGCCCCTGGAAAAACGAGAACGCCCCGTACCTCGGCGGCATCATGGACGCCTGGGGAGAGCCCTACGTCCGGGACGTCACCTTCATGGCCCCGCCCCAGGTCGGGAAGTCCAAGATCGGCGAGATCCTGGTCGGCTACATCGCCGACCGCGACCCGAACCTGATTCAGTACATCGTGCCGGACGAGACGTCCGCCGCCGAGCTGGTGGACGAGCGCCTGCGCCCCATGTTCGAGGACTCCCCACGCCTGTCCAAGCTCCTGACCGGTTCGCCCAAGGACCTGACCGCGAAAAAGTTCCAGCTTCGGACTCTGCGCCTCATGCTGGTCTGGGCCGGCTCCACCTCGCGGCTGGCGGCCAAGGCGGCCAAGTACCAGATCCGCGACGAAGTGGACAAATACCCGGCCGCGCCGTCCAAAAAGGAGGCCGGCACCGAGGCCCTGCTCGACAAGCGCCAGCGGACCTTCCGTTGGGACCGCAAGGTCTTCCGCTGCTCCTCGCCCACCACCGAGACGGGCCCCATCGCCCGGGCCTGGTCCGTAGCTGCCGCCCGGTTCCACTTCCACGTCCCGTGCCCCCTTTGCGGCCAGATGCAGCGCCTCTATTTCACCGATCCGGACGGCCGGCCCTGCGTCCGCTGGCCCGAGGGCGTCACCGATCCGAACCAAATCGAGGACGGCCAGCTCGCCTGGTACGAGTGCGCCCACTGCGGCGGCCACTGGGACGACAGCAAGCGGGACCGGGCCGTACGACGCGGCGAGTGGCGTGAGGAGTCGTCCGGCCTGGAGCTCTTCGCCCACCTTCGCCTCCACAAACCCCGGCGCATCGCCTTCCACCTGTCCGCCCTCTACTCCATGTTCGTCAGCCTGTCCGAGACGGCCGCCGCCTTCCTGCGGGCCAAGGGCGACAAGCTGGCCCTGCGCGACTTCCTGAACGGCTATCTGGCCGAGTGGTGGACGGACTACGTGGTCGAGCGGGAGGAAAAGAAGATCCTGGTCCTTCGCGACGACCGGCCGCGCGGCCTCGTGCCCGGCGGCAGCCGCGTCGCCTGTCTGGTGGCCGGCGTGGACACGCAAAAGGATCATTTTTTCTACCGCATCCGGGCCGTAGGCTGGGGCGGCGTGGCCACCTGGGGCGTGCGCGAGGGGAGGGTGGAGACGTTCGACGACCTGGAACAGGTCTTGTGGCAGGACGAATACCGGGACGCCGACGGCAACGCCTATCCGGTGCGCCTCTCGGTCATGGACGCCATGGGCGACCGCACGGCCGAGGTCTACGAATTTTGTCGCAAGCATGTGGGCCGCATCTACGCCTTCAAGGGCGAGCAGCGCATGACCAGACCCCACGACTTCACGGTCCTGGACCACTTCCCGAACTCGCCGCGCAAGATCCCGGGCGGCCTGAAGCTCCTTCGCGGCGACACCACCCATTTCAAAAACGCCCTGGCCGGCCTGCTGGCCATCGATCCGGCCGATCCGGGCGCGTTTCTGCTCCACGCCGAAACGACCGAGGACTACGCCCGGCAAATGTGCGCCGAATATCTCGACGAGGAGGAGGGCGTGTGGCTTTGCCCGCGCCACAAGGCCAACCACTACTGGGACTGCGAAGTCTACTGCCTGGTGGCCATTGACCTCCTTGGCGTCCGCCACTGGAAGCGTCCCGAAGACAAGCCGTCCCCACCGTCCCCGGCTCCGCAACCGCAACCCCGCACCGCGCCGGGCTCCCGCCCCGTCCCGGCCGCCGTCGCTCGAAGGAGGGGATGACTATGCCCGAAGACACCCTGCTCAACGTGACCCAGGTCCGCGTCCTCCTGGGCGGCAAGGGGGCCATGGTCTCCCGCTCCTGGGTCTACCAGCTCGTCCAGGCCGGCAAGCTCAAGGCCATCCGGCTCGGCGAGGTGCGGGGACTCCGCATCTACAAGTCGTCGCTGGACAAATTCATGAGGGAGCGCGAACGCGGCATGGCCGCATGAGATTTTTTCGCCCCGATCTCACGGCCCACCGGCCGAAACCCGGGAAATCCTCGCCGCTCCTGGGTTGCGGCCGTTTTCGCCCCTCGAAAAAACCGTCCACCATGTCCACTGTGTCTACTGTGTACAGTGACGCGCCCCGCACGGTTGCCCTAAGCGGCAACCATGTCCAGCCTGCTTTCCCTTTACACCGACGTCGAGCTTGACGATCTGGTCGCCCAGGTCAAGGCTGCCATCCCCAAGGTCTTCCGAGGCCAGATCGTCCGCGTCGCGGACCACGAGTGGACCCCGGCCACCCTGGCAGAGTTGCAGACCTTCGGGGACGCCCTGGGACGGGAGAGGGCGGCGCGCTCCGGGTCCGCTGCCCGCGTGGTGACCTGCCGGCCCCGCCGCGACCCGTTCGGGAGGGGCAGGTAGTGGCCGCCCCGGCACCCGCCCTGGTGGACCGGCTCGGCCGGCCGCTCGCATCCCCGGCCGGGGGCCGCGTCGGCGGCATCGTCCGGTCCGGCGGAGGCCACGGCGGCACCATGGCCAACTGGCTCCCACGCCGCCATAACGACCTGTCCGCCCCGCGCGAGCGCGAGCTCATCGCTCGCCGGGCCGAGGACTTGGCCGCCAACGATGCCCACGCCGCTGGCCTCATCGAAGGCATGACCACCAACGTGGTCGGCACAGGCCTCATTCCCCAGTCCCAGGTCGAGGCCAAGTCGCTGGGCATCGAGGACGAGGAGGCCGCGGCCGAGGTCCGCGACGCCATCGAGACCGCCTTCGACGCCTGGGCCCTGCGGGCCGACGCCGGCAACCGCATGAACTTCCCGCAGATGCAGAGCCTCAATATTCGCACCATGCTGGTGCAGGGCGAATACCTGAACCTGTGCGTGAACACGGCCGCCGACGACGGAACCCTGGAGCCGGGCCGGGCCTTTGCCATGGCCTTGCAGTCGCTTTCGCCGCAGCGGCTCCAGAACCCGACCGGACAGTGGTTCGCACCCGGCGTCCACGACGGCGTGGCCCTCGGCCGTCGCGGCGAGGCCATCGGCTACTGGATCGCCCAGCCCGACCCCCTGGGCAACATCCCCCTCGGCCCGGCCGCCGCCTGCCGCTACTACCCGGCCCGGGTCGCCCACCGGCCCGTGGTCTTGCACGGCTTCCCCCAGACCGATCCGGAGCAGGTCCGGGGCCGCTCGGTCTTGGCCCCGGCCATGAAGTTCTTCCGCGACCTGAACGACTGCCTGGACTACGAACTGGTCGGCCAGCTCGTGACCGCCGCCTTTCCGGTGGCCATCACCTCGGACAATTCGCAGCTTTTCCAGAACATAGGGGACATGGCCCGGGACCTTCTGTCCCTACGCCCGGAAGGGGAGCAGGTCTCCGAAGTCTCGCCCGGCTCCATCCTGCGCCTCTACCAAGGCGAGGATATCAAGGTTTTGGATAGCCCACGGCCGGGCAGTAATTTCGAGCCTTTTGTCATCCGCATCCTGCGCGCCGCGTCCGCCGCCGCCGGCATCCCCTATGAAGTGGTGCTCAAGGACTTTTCGCGGATGAACTACTCCAACGCCCGGGCTGCGCTCCTGGAGGCCTGGCGCGTCTTTCGGCGCTACCAGCTCTGGCTGGAACACGCCTTTTGCGTGCCGGTTTGGCGGGCCGTCGTAGAGGAGGGCTTCGCCCGCGACATGATCCGGGTTCCGAAGGGCGCGCCCGACTTCTACGACGCCATGGACGCCTACCTGGCCGTGAACTGGATCCCGCCGCGCCCCGGCCACGTGGACCCGACCAAGGAAACGGCGGCCGAGAAGGAAAGCTATGACGCCGGTTTCACCACCTACGCCGAGGTCATCGCCGGCCGGGGCGGGGACTGGGAGAACGTCATGCGCCAGCGCAAGCGCGAACTGGACTACATGCGGCGCCTCGGCCTGCCCCTGTCGCCCGCCGGCCAGGCCGTGGCCGCCGGTCCCGTATCCCGCCAGGACAAGCCGTCCGAACCCGAATCCCGGCCCGAGTCGCCGGACGACGAGGCCGAACAAGCCGCTTTGCCCGTGGCCTCGCCCGCCGACCGTCCCGACGTCCACGCCTCCCTGGCCCGCCTCCAGGCCGTGTGCCATGGCCAAACCCTGACCCATGAGGTCCGCCCATGACCACCCCGACCGAACAGCATCCGGCCCCGCGCGTCCTGCGGGCCGTCATGGCCGAGCCCTGGGCCATCCTGCCCGGCACCATGGAGCTCGTCCTGGAGATCGCCGGCCGCATGGGCGACCCCGAAGCCCTGGCCAGCCGCGAAGGCCAGCCGCTCAAAGGGACGCGCGCCGTCACGGTCCGCGATGGCGTGGCCGTCCTCCCGATCACCGGCCCGATCTTCCCCCGGGCCGGCATGTTCTCGGTCTCCTCGGACGCCGTGTCGGTCCAGACCCTGGCCCTGGATCTGCGAAAGGCCCTGGACGACCCGGCGGTCGCGGCTGTCCTCCTCCACATCGACAGCCCCGGCGGCCAGGTCTCCGGCATCCGGGAGTTCGCGGCCATGGTCGCGGACGCCCGGGCCGAAAAGCCCGTCTGGGCCTACGTCCAGGGGACCGGGGCCAGCGCCGCCTACTGGATCGCCGCGGCCACCTCCCGGATCGTGGCCTCCCCGGCCGCCGTGATCGGCAGCATCGGCGTGGTGGCCGCAGTGCCGAAAAGCGACGGCAAGTCCGTGACGCTCGTGTCCACTCGGGCTCCGAAAAAGCGCCTGGACCCGGAGACCGAAGACGGCCGGGCCGAGATCCTCATGACGCTTGACGACCTGGCCGGTGTGTTCGTGGCCGACGTTGCCGCCTATCGCGGCACCACCCCGGAGAACGTGGAGCAGAATTTCGGCCAGGGCGGCGTCCTGGTCGGCGCTCGGGCCGTGGCCGCCGGCCTGGCCGACGCCCTGGGCAGCCTCGAATCCGTGATCGCGGAATTGTCCGCTCCCCGGCCCCTCGCCGGAAACCTCAACGCGATGGAGGAACAGATGGATCCCACCGCGAAAAAGCCGGAAAACGGCGGGGGAACGACCGCCGCATTGCCTCCGGCCAATCCCGCCGCGCCCGCCGTCCTGGCGGCGCACAATCCCGCCACGCCCTCCGAACCCACGGCCGCCGACGTGCTCGTGCTTGTCGGCGCGCTGTGCGGCCCGGAGGCCAGAGCCCAGGTGGAAGGCGGCATGGCCAAGGCCGGGGCCTACGGCGTGTCCTGCGCCGCCTACGCCGCCATGGCCGCCGATTTCGGCGCGGCGCAAGCCTGCCGGAAACCGGTCACGGCCGAGCAGCCCAAGGCCGTGGAGCTCCTGGCCGCCGCCCTGGCCGACCCGGCCGGGCCTGGAACCGTTGTCCCCGGCCAGAAGCCGTCGTTTGCCGCCTACGCCAAAGCCCAATACGCGGGCAGGGAGGGCAAGTAGCATGGCCAAGTACGTGGAAGGCAACAACATGGCCGACTTCCTCCTTTCCGAGCTGGACACCCTGTACAGCCGGGAGGCCGTCACTTTCGCGTCCGGCGTCCGTGTGCCCCAGGCCACGGTCGTGGGCAAGGTCGCCTTCGCCTGTCCGGCCACGGGCACCGCCAAGGCCGGTAATACCGGCCAGGGCATCGTTGACGGCGTGACGGCCGGGAACGAGGTCGAGATCGGCACCTACACCCTCAAGTGCATCGAGGTAGCCGCCGGCTTCGGCACCTTCAAGGTCCTGACTCCCTCCGGCGTCCTTCTGGACGATGCCCTGGTCGGCACGCCCTACGTTTCGCCGCACCTGTCCTTCACGATCCATGACGGCGCCCCGGACTTTGCGGTGGGAGACACCTTTACCATCGCCGTGGCCAAGGGCTCGGAGAAGTACAAGCCCATCGACTTCGCCGCCCGCGACGGCTCCCAGCTCGCCGCCGGCGTGGCCCTCTACGATGTGGAGTCGGCCACGGCCGACACCTCGGGCACCATCGTCCGGCGGCATGCCGTGGTCATCATCGACGGCCTGGTCTGGCCGGCCGGCGCCACCGCCGACCAGAAAGGCGCGGCCCTGGCCCAACTGGAAAAGCTCGGCGTCCTCGCCGTCACGGGAGCCTAACCCATGGTCAATATCGACATGTTCAACCTGGTCGAGCTGACCTCGGCCTTCAACGTCATCCCTTACAGATACGGCCGGCTGGCCAACTCCGGCCTGTTCACCCCCCGGTCCATCACCACGTCCGTGGTGTTCCTGGAGCGGCAGAACAACGTCCTGCGCCTGCTCTCCACACAGCCCAAGGGCGCGCCCGGCCAGCCGGCCGCCCACGGCAAGCGCAACGCCCTGACCTTCCAGGTCCCCTACATCCCCCTGGAGGACGTGATCCTGCCGGACGAATACGCCGGCAAGCGGGCTTTCGGCACGGACAACACCCTCGAAACCGAGCAGAGCGTCATGCTCCGCAAGCTGGCCGAAAATAAGCTCAATTTCGAGATCACCTGGGAGCACCTGCATTGGGGCGCGCTCAAGGGCCTGATCCTCGACGGCGACGGCCGGACCGTCATCTACAACCTGTTCCACGAGTTCGACATCGAGCAGAAGGTCATCAGCTTCGACCTGGACGTGGAGGCCACGGATGTCCGGGCCAAGTGCCGCGAACTGCTCCGCTACGTGGAGATGAACATGGAGGGCGACGTCTCCACCGGCGTCCGCGTCTTCGTCTCCCCGGAATTCTTCGACTCCCTGATCGGCCATCCCAACGTCGAGAAGTTCTGGGTCAACTGGCAGGGCGCGGCCGAGGCCTCCAAGGTTGATCCGCGCAAGAACTTCTCCTTCGGCGGCATCAACTGGGAGGAATGCCTGGGCCAGGCCACCGGCACCACCGGCGAGAACGTCCGCTACATCGAACCCGGGGAGGGCCACGCCATCCCCGAAGGGACCATGTCCACCTTCGACTTCGTGGCCGCGCCCGGCAACTTCCGCGAGACCGTCAACACTCCGGGCGAGCAGCTCTACGCCAAGGCCGAACTGCGCAAGTACGACCAGGGCGTTGACATCCACATGGAGTCCAACGTCCTGCCCCTGTGCAAGCGTCCCCAACTCCTGGTGAAGGTGACCGAGGCCTAACCAACCCTCCGGGGCCGGCTGCCGCCACGGCCGGCCCCTTTCCGGGAGGCTCCATGATTCCGAGCACGCTCAAGCATCTGCACCCCGCCGATTTTAAGGCCAAGCCGGCCGAAGTGGCCGACGGCCTGTGCCAGGGGCTCGACGACCTGGCCGAGACGCTTGGCGCGGCCGTGCACGTCAACTGCACGGCCGCTACGTCCGGGCACAGCGACGGATCACGCCACTACCGCCGGCCCAGCGACGCCGGCGACATCACGGTAGCAGCCCCGCCGGCCACGGTCCTGCGCGCGGTCATCACCGCTGCCTGGGGCGGAGTGGGGTGGTACCCGCACTGGAACACCCCGGGCTGGCACCTGGACCGCCGCCCCGGCCCGCGTGTCTTCTGGGTCGCCACGGCCGACGGCTACGTCTACGGCCTGCCGGTCCTGCTCCAGGCCCTCGGCCTGACCCTGGCCGACGTGGACGACGCCAGCCCCTGCCCATCCGAGGCCTTTCGCAATGCCCACGCCTTCACGGCCAAGGCCGAGGCGGGCTTCACCCGCGACAAAGGCGGGGCCACGAACTGCGGCATTTCGCTGCGCTACCTGCGCGGCATCGGCCTGGCCCTCGGCGATATCGACCATGACGGCGACATCGACGAGGATGACGTCCGGGCACTCACCCCGTCCGACGCCCAGCGGCTCATGAAGCTGTCCTTCTGGGATGGCCTGAAACTCGACTTTCTGCCCCGGATCACCGCCTGCGCGGTCTACGACTGGGCCGTCAACGCGGGCCCGAAGGCGCCGGTCGTGGGGCTGCAAAACGCCTGCAACTTCTACCCGCGCACCTGCCTGACGCCGGACGGCCTCCTCGGCCCCAAGACCCGTGAAGCCGTGGCCGGCATCGCCGCCAACCAGGCCCGGGACCTGATCTTGGCCCAGCGGGTCACGGGCCAGCGCCGCCGGTTCTACCAGACCCTGTATGCCGCCGATCCGTCCAATCCCATCGATGGCTGGCTCAACCGTTGCGACGCCCTGGACGCCTGGTGCATCCGCCTGGCCGGTCAGGACAAGGGGCTTGCCGCATGAACGCCGCAAGCAATCTGGCCTCGCGCAAACTGGTGGCCGGCATCCTGGCCATCCTGGCCATCGCCCTCAACGCCCGCATGGGCCTTGGCCTGACCGACGCCGAGGTCACGTCCATCCGCGACATCGCCCTGGCGGTCATCGGGTCCCAGGCCGGCGTGGACTTGGCCGGCAAGGCCGTGCCGGTCGTCGCGTCGTGGCTGTCCGGCCGTAGCGGGGCCCCGGTCAAGGACGGCACCCCGTGATCCGCCACGCCCTGGTTTTCTTGGCCCTGGCCGCCGTTCTCGCCCTGGTCGGTTGCGGGCTGGAACTACGTTGGGCCGTGCCGGCCGGCTGGTGGCAGGACGGCGGACGGGGCGGTCCGGACCGCATCATTTCCCAACCCCTTTTCGAGCGTCCGAGGGAGCAATGACCGAGCAACACGCCATCCCCGTCCTGCCCTACGAGTCCCTGCGCCCCTGCCTGCGTACGGGCCACGTCATCCTGTGGCGCGGCGGCTCGTTTTTGTCCCGGGCCATCCGCCTGTTCTCGGAATATTCCCACGCCTCGCTGGTGGTGCGCCTGTTCGAAGAGGAGGGCGGCCGTCAGCGGGTCTACCTGGTCGAGGCCCTGGAAACGGGCCTGGAACTGCGCCACCTGTCCAGGCGGCTGGCCGGCTACGACGGTCAGGCCCGGGTCTGGATGCCGGACGTCCGTCCCTTCCAGCAAGCCTTCCTCAAAACCTGGGCCGCGGACCGCTGCGCCGACGGTGTGCGCTACGACTACCGGAGCCTGTTTCGCAACATCCTGTGCCGGGTCTCCTGCGACGCGGGCCGCTATTTTTGCTCGGAATTCGCCTGGGCCGGGCTCGTCGCGGCCGGGGTGGTCCGGGCCACGCCCCAGGCGCCGCGCCCCGGCGACATCATCCCGTGGGCGGCCGAGCAGGGCGTGGGAGGCGACCTGATCCAGTTCGCGCCGGTTCCGGAGGCAGGGGAGGCGGCGGCCTGATGGACGACGACCTGAAGAAGACCCTGGTGGAGGTGGTCCGGGAAGCCATGGCCGAACACTGCGCGTCCATGCTCCCCTGCGGCATCTCCAAGGAAGAGCACGACGAGCACCATCGGTTGCTCAAAAGCGCCACCCGGGCGCGTGGCATCGCCACCACGGCGGTGGTGACGCTTATCAGCAACGGCGTGGTCATCGCCCTGGGCGTGGCGGTCTGGGAATATGTGAAGGCCCGGGCCGGAGGGCATCCATGACCGACCCCACCCCCTACGAAAACGACCTGCTCGCCTCCTTCGCCGACCTGCCCGGCGTGGTCCCGGCCGCCTACCTGCCCAAAACCGGCGGCGAAACCCCGACCGTAGCCTTGGTCTCGGACAGGATGGTCATGACCGACAAGATGGCCCGGGGGGAGTACGCCGCGGTGCGCATGCCT